CTTTACTATGCGCGATGTTGATACGTCAACCACATATAGAGTCTCTTCATCAAGTATTAAACAACAGAGGGAGAGAAGTATCAAAAATTCTATTATGGATAACGTTAAGAAACTTGGTCAAGCGCTTCACGAAGAGATCAAATCGTTCTTTGAACAAGATCCGAAAATTATAGCATTGAAGATGTTTAAAGTTGGTGCTGCACTAGTTTTAAGCGTTTTAGCTAAAATTGCTATTCGCAAAGTGGTGAACAAAGCTATATCCAAGTTCAAGGATTGGAGAGCGCACAGGAAGGAGAAGAACGGAGATATAGAACTTGAAGGAGAACACCGAGAGTTGATGAAAATTCTTAACAAAAGAAAAAATCTCAAACCACAATCTCACGAACACAAGCACTCAGCTAAAAGGATCATTATAAGGAAGAGTAACCAAGTAAATCCTCAAATATACACTATGAACAACGCCGATTTAGAGAATGTTGTCAAATGCAATATGGCTCGATTGTTCTGCCTAGTGAATGGTGAGAAATTGAGCATTGGGGGCAATGTATTATGTATAGGAGGAGATGTTTTTGTTTCACCGCGCCATTATTGGCATATATTCAAACAATACTATCAACAGTGTAAGGAGTTATCTATAAGCTTTGAGCTTAGAATGATATGGACTTCAGGCCTAATAACTCCTATTCCATGGGATTCACTCTTGTGGTACGAACCTGAATATCAACACACTGGAGACATAACGTATTTTCGAGTCAAGAAGATGATGGCTCATAGAGACATAAGAAAATTCTTTCGTCCTGTTTCTCAGGACATTTCTACATATGGATCGTATCTATTCGGACTGAGGTCAGAAAAGACGGATACTAATGGGAAGCCAACAACGGCTTTATTGGATATTGGTCAACCAGTTATTCGCTCAGTACGATATCAGACAACTCCAGAAGGGGAAACACCTATGGGAATTCCATATAAAAAAGAATTTGTAGAGATCGAACAGATTTGGACCTACGATAACAGTATGACTCACACAGGCGACTGTGGAATGCTACTCATACACACAGATGAGACTGTGCCAGCCAAGATTTATGGAATGCATGTTGCAGGAATAGTGTCGAAACGATATGGATTTTCTTGCCCCATATATCTTGAAGATATAGACGAGGCGCGAGAATATTTTATGACACAATCCGAAGAGAAAGTTATACCCATGTTGGAGTTTGGTAGTAGATATATCGCTTATGACAAAGTACCGCAGTCACGGGTTTTTAGCGATCTCAAAGACGCTAAGATAGAAGTGCTGGGAACACTACAGAGGGAAAATGGCCAACGTTTGACACTTACATCACCACGTAAAAATAAGGTGTCACCATCCGTTGTTTTCGACGCAATGGAACACGATTTCGGACCAACAAAATATGGACCGTCTGCACTTAGTCCGTTTATTGACGATAAAGGTAATATGATAAGACCTTATTCACAGGCATTGTCTAAATTGTGTAATTACACAAGTATGATAGATCAACAGCGAGAAGACAAGGTGGTTCAACATATTGTTGACACAATGGAAGAATGGAAATCACCAGTTGAGAGACGTTTGCTGAGCGATTTTGAAGCAGTAAATGGAAATTTATGGATGAATCCGGTTGATATGTCAACTTCTCCGGGGTTTCCGTATGTGTCCATGCGAACTGGAGGCAAATTGCCTTGGTTCGATTGTTCAATAGATTCAAACGGTCGCAAAGTTTATACACCCGGAGAATTTGTGCAAGCAGAGGTTAACGATAGAGTGGAGAAGGCAAGACAAGGAATTTGTAAAGAAACATATTTCATTGCCACTCTCAAGGATGAACTACGGCCTTTAGCAAAAGTCATGGAGGGAAAGACACGACTTTTTCAAAATGGGCCCGTCGATTTAACGATAGCTTTCCGAAAATATTTTGGAGCATGGATCGAACATGGTCATTATCAGGGCACTACTAGAGAGATGTTTCAAGGTGCTGATCCTAATAGTTACGATTGGACCATGATCTTTCGATACATGGATGAAGTCAAGGGCAAAATACGCGCTGGGGATTATAAGAATTATGATTCGACAGCAAGTTTTCAGTCAGGAATGTCGTATGCCAAAGCTGCTAATGCATGGTATCGAGATTCAGAAGAGAACCAGCGTATACGTTATGTATTGATGGCTACGTGTGTCTTCAGTACACAGATTGTAGAGGATATTATCATATTGTTTCGACAGGGTAATCCATCAGGTTTTCGTGCAACTACACATTTTAACGATTTCAACAATATGAGATATCACAGACATGCGTTTTTGGAATTTACAACGTTCAATATGTCGACTTATTATCTACACAACAGGTCAAAATTTTGTGGAGACGATAATTTAGTTAAATGGTCGAACGAGGCGTTGAAATATATTACACCCGAGAAATGGGTTCGATGGCTAGCAAGCATAGGAGTAACTTATACCACTGCTGATAAGCAAGATGGAGAATTGTTAGTTGACACTGCGATTGAGGACGCCACCTTTGTAAAGAGGAGTTTTGTGAAACACCCTATTTATAATGTAATTTGCGCACCTCTTCATTTCGATGTCATAGATAACATAGCTAGATGGTCCGAATCAAATCCAGCAAATATGGAGGACCAAATGCAACGTTTCAACGCAGCACTGCTGGAATTGTCGAATTATAGTAAACACATCTTTTCTCGATATCGAGAACGATTTGTCGAATATTGCGGCATGTTAGTCGCATCAGGATATAGTATATCGGCCTCACGATTATTGCATTACGATGATTGTGAGAGAATGAAATGGCCTCATTTGTTTGAAATCACCACATGGCAGCGTTTGGATCCGCACTTAACTTCGCAAGAGACCTTGCAATCAGTCCGACCGACAGAGGACGCATTGTACTGCTCTAGCCAAGGTGCGCTGGGAGACCAGGGTAAAAATCAAGTCGA